CATGCATTAATTTTAGAGAAAGCTTATTTTGGAAAAACATTCTTTAATGGGATTTATTAAATGAAAATTTTAATGAAGCAGGATTGACACAAGATTCGAGGATATGGGGTCAACAAGCCTTTACAAGTAGTGTAATAAGTACGAGGTCAAATTATACAGTTTCAAACAGCAGTAATGTTTTGGCATATTGTTGGCATGATGTGGCAGGTTTTCAGAAATTTGGAAGTTATACGGGCAATGGAAGTGCAACAGGGCCAACAGTGACAACGGGTTTTGCACCATCTTGGCTTATGTTAAAATCAAGAGATACAACAGGAACTAATTGGAGGATAATTGACAGCACAAGAGATACTTCGAATCCAAGAGCAAATTATATAAATGCAGACACTAATGGACCTGAACAAACATCATTTGACCAAGTTAATTTTTTAACTGATGGCTTTCAACTTGCAACAACAGACACATCTATAAACAAACTTAATGACACAATTTTATATTGGGCAATTGCATGAACAATGGAAGATTTTAGAACAATAGGATTAACAGTTTTAGCATTAACAATAAGTATGCAAGATGTAACTCCTGTTCTACAAGTATTAAGTTTAGTATCTGCGACAATATATAGTATGATAGGAATTTATAAAAAGTTAAAGAAATGAGTTTACCAAGAAATGGTGTAGCAAAAGAGATAAGGCACTATGCAGGAAGTTTATTTATCTTTCTTTTTGTAATTGGTATTATTGTAACTTTATTACAGTTTCCTGTACTTGATTCAAACAAAGAGGTTGTAATGATGCTCATTGGAACAATATCAGCAAGTATCCCAATAATTATAAGCACTATAAGTGGAACCAAACCTGATGATGTAAATGCACTTAAACAAGCATTAGAGAAAAAAGAACACCATATAGAACTTTTAGTTTCTGCAAAAGATCAATTAGAAGCAATGGTAATAGATTTGCAAAAGCAAATGTTAGAGAATCAAGAAAACGTAATGGATAAAATTATACTCAAAGCAGCTATAGATTTTGATGATAAGAATAATCCACCTAAAAATAAAAGAAATGAATAAACCAAAATGTGAATGTGGTAACACACAAAACCCACAAGGTAATTGTGATGGATCACACATAAATAAATAAAGATGAAAGAGTATTGGGATTTAGTAAAAAGAAAAGTAGTACACTATGTAGAAACTAATTTAGAAAGTGAAAGAATATTTGACAAGGGAAAAATTATATTTATAGGACTTGTTGTATTCTTATTGTTTTTTAAAGTTATACATTCTATTGTAACATGAATTTAAAATACTTTGAACTTTCAGAGTTTGATTGTCCATCTTTACCTAATAGTGGTAAAAATATGGACTTTGATTTTTTGCACAAACTTGAACAAGCAAGAGAGATTGCAGGTATCCCCTTTAAAATCACAAGTGGTTATAGAACAGCAGAACATAATGAAAAAGTTGGTGGTGTTAAAAATTCATCACACCTTAAAGGAATTGCAGCAGATGTTGCAGTATCATCAGGTAACGAAAGATACATTATACTCAATGCACTTATCAGAGCAGGTTTTAAAAGAATTGGTGTTGCAAAAACCTTTATCCATTGTGATACAGATGCAGATAAAAACAATTCAGTTTGGGTTTACTAATACAGTAGGATCTACAATATGCCTGAAAAAAAGAAGTTTAAAGATACCAAAGTAGGTCAGTTTCTACTTGATAAGATACCTAATGTAGTTGGTGCAGTAGCAGGTGATACACTTGCAGGAAGTGTTATACAAGCAATTATTGGTGGTAGTGAAATGTCTGATGAAGATAAAACTATAGCACTTAAAAAACTTGATATAGAAAGAGCAGAAATAGATGGTACTACAAAAAGATGGGTAGCAGATGCAAGATCAGGTTCATGGTTAGCAAGTAATGTAAGACCATTAACACTTGTATTTTTAACAGTAAGTTATGTTGTAGGTTGGTATTTAGGATATCCTTTAGATTCTATAACAGGGTTACTTTCTATAGTTATTGGTGGTTACTTTGGTAGCAGAGGTGTAGAAAAAGTATTTGGTAATAACAAACACAAATAATGGCAAGGAAACAAAAAGTTATTCACTACCAAAAAAAGAAAATTAGAAGAAAAGGAATACATAGTAAAAACAGAAACACAAATCAAAAAAGTGGAAAATACTATAAAGGCTCAAAGTACAGAGGTCAAGGAAGGTAAAATTTGTGCTACTTGTAAAGAATATAAA